GGGGCAGGTGGACACAAAGCCACCTTAACAACAAAGAGGGATCACTCCCTAATGCCAGTTTTCAACCTGGCTACCCCCTTTTTAACGAGGAAGAGCCCTCGAGTTTAAAATCCACTAAACCAAGTGTCCCGGGCATTTTCCCGGTTTCCCTAGGTTGACCCAACCCAGTGAGGTGGTGTCGGTTTACTCCGCTTTCATTTAACGTCATCAAAGGGACGAAGCCTAGTACCGTCGAATAAACATGTGAACGGCAAGACTTTACTAGTTACTCTCATTTCATCGAGTAAGTAGCAGAAATTGTTTACGCTGTATCACCAGCGGCAGTGTAATCACCAGAAGCAGTGCCAATTTTGATCAATGGATTGGAACCAGAAACTTTCAACCATCCTTATTCAAGGGATGGTACTCTCCACAAGCTCGCATCTTGTATGTGGTTTACAAGAGAGGCGGAAACTAACTCTAATTTTTAGTTACAAGAAGTCGGGTTATTGATGGATATGCATACTGTGTTGATACGACGGCGTCTGACGAACGCCCGAGATTACCGGCTTTTTGTTCACCGAACCTGTTTCCCAGGATCCCACGACAGCAACTCACCAAGGTTGGCTCCGACCTAATGTGATGGAAAGCGCACACTTACTTCTATTATACTAATCTAAATCTAAACCATCAATATATGTTCGCGCACGCATTTTACCCAGGTTATTGAGAATCCTCTGGTACCGGGATCTCTGGATAACACTGAGTTTGGATAACTTGTTATCTAGATCAGTTTGATCTTGCGTCTTGCGGAGGCTACCTCTAAGAGACGATTCACCACTCCTTAAGGAACCCCCTAATTTAGAGAGAGTACCTTTGAGTGTTCCTGTCTTCTTAGGTGGGTCACCTGACTCATAAGCTGGCCGACTCCAGTCTGGAGGCTCATAACTTGAGACCAATACAGCCTGGTCGGCATTGTGCCAAATCGGAGGTACATAGTCAGGATCATCTTCCTTTAATATCTTCTCCGATGGCGGCACAAAGTCAGGGATTTCTTCCTGAACGATTACATCCGGTGGTTCAAGCTTGTTAATCTCCTTTAAGTCCCTTTCTAATTCTGCCAGGTTTTCTGCAGCTTCTTTAGCTTGCAGTATCTCTCTTGCTGCGTCATGAACACCCGTTTGAGATGGGTATCCATAAGCTGCAACAAGAGGACCAACCAGACCTTCGACATTCGAGGGTTTAGAATTGGAGATTTCTTTTTTCTCTTTTGTGCTTAATTGTGATAGGAACCCTTTAGGCGGGAGCTTCGTCTGAGACGGAAGCTTACCTTTCATAGATTCAGCAAATTTGGCGTCACTATCATTATCCGGAGTTGATGGTCGATTGCTAACTATACTACTATTACTACTACTATCTTCATCACTGACATATTCCGTCGGTACGAAATTGTCTTGCAATCGGTGAGAACGATTGACGCCAACATGACCTGATCTTGGCGTTTTCCTAACATACTGAGAACTCCTTGCACCTTCCAAGTGCTCATCGAGCACTACTGATACCATTCCAAACTCCATATCTCTATCCGTCCAATCTCCGTATGATACACAAAAGTTGTATTTAGCTGTTTTCTTAACAGCTGGAGCGACGAGAAAGAAACTTGCATTTGGGCCAGTAGTTACTAAATGGAATGAAATGATTCCATCTTTCTCGACTACTTGATTCTGATCGAATCTGTCACCATTGATCGTGAGATCAGGGTGACCATATTTCCAATCATTATCGGCCTTATTATTGGTAATGGTTACGTTATTCTGCTGACCAACATTCCACACCTTCGAAGAATCGTCGTCGTAAGCAATCATGCCATCGCATTTTCCACGATGGGGGTCTGATGTACTTGACGCTGCCTGGTAACCTTCACAAGATATTTCAATTGACCAAGTGCCTTCGGGCACTGGATAAACAAACATTGGAATGGCCTCAACAGAATTCTGTGAGTACCATTTTGCATCTATGTTTGTCCAACTGGAATTTTCATCCTCGATGTATCTAATTCTCTGACTCCGAATGGAGTAGAGTGAGATACTGTCAGAAGACTGTCGCGCGCTAATAAGCGTGGACAACGTACCGGTGTACGCGATAAATCTCTCGTGTTTGGCTGGCGTTGGTTCGGGTGTTGGTGTTGGCTGGGGTGCTGGGTCTGGACCTGGTTTCGGACCCGGTTCTCCGTCTACCTATTTAGCATTCTGCGTTAAGACATTGATCGAGATCTTGAAGGAGCCTGCGATCTTGGACTCTCCGTTCCCCTTATAGTGGATCTTGAATTGATCTTCACTGGTATCATGCCATTCGAGGCCATTGATAGCTCTGGTTGGGAAACGTTTCGAACCGCTCTTTGTGATACTGAATTTGTTGAGTAGCGATTGAATTTCGGAGTACTTGCAGTGTGGGTCAAGCTCATAAGCGATGGAGCCTGACGAGGTGGAAGAGGCCTCGGTGATGAACTGTAATAAGATACTCGTGATCTTATATTCATGGTAGGCCTTGAGTATTCCATCAGAGAATGGCTTGCATTCTGATAAAGACGGCCCGAAAGTGATACTTCCCTTGGAACTACCATTGATGCCGTCCTTTGAAAACACGAATGTGTGAGCCTTGCCTGATCCTCCGGAAATAAAGCTTCCTCCTCTATTATTTCTCCTTCGTCGTCGTTGTCGTCCTCTGCGTTGTGGTCTGCTGGTGACCGTCGGAACAGCCATGAGCTGAACCCGTGGAGCGCGTCGTGCTGCTCTACGAGTGCGTCGTCGTTGTATTGCGACATTGCTAACCGCGACCATACTCGTTGATTATCTCTCGCAGATTCTTTGAAATTTTTAGGTAGACAAAATAAATTGCCAATATTGAAACAGGAATGCTGGAAATAAATCCAGAAGCAAAACCTGATAGGAATTTGTAATCCGTTGCAATTTATCTGTATGAACTAGAGTAGTCTAATAAACTAACTGCTACTACTATTATTACTACTATGGTTACTATGAGTGCTTCTATTTTGAAAGTATTGGTAGCGACACAGAATTTCGTGCTACACTCGCAATCGAAAGCAAAGTTTTATCTAGTAAAGGCGTCAATCTCTTTACACCGCGGGGTTCGATATGGACCAACAGATTGTCGAAATATCGTTCAACAAGGACCTGTGTCTGTGGGTCAACCCCGCTGGACTCCCAATAACTCAACCTATTATCCATTGTTATTGGTTCTTCAACTCGCTCTTTCCTGAGCCCGAGTTTGTCCTGCGTTCCAAAAGAGACAATTCTTTCTATTGCTTCTTGCGATACTTTCTTGTACCCCGATGCTTTAAATAGGCATTTGTGATAAGCATCTAGAACAGGTACACCACTATTCAAGATCATACCGCATTGTGCGGTAGCACTCATGAAAGTTTTGACATCTTCAGCTGATGCCATGGAAATGAGGGAATGGGCGTCTTTGGATATGCTTTCTGGTTTACGCACCATTCTATAATAGCCATTAATTTTAACTGGTTTACTTTGACAAAACTCTATCTGTCCAATCTTGTAGACAGGAGTTTCAATCTGCATGTCAAACCCATAGTCTTTAAACCAGCTATGCATGTGCTGGAATTTGTTCTCATCTTTCCGTTCACATATGATTACACAATCATCGCCGTTATTGCAGAGTTCGGCTTTGACTCCGAGTGTCTTGAAGTAGTAGTGCATCATACCACACATGATCAATTTGTTGCCAGAAGAGGTGTTGATGTCGCCAGACATCCTGTGTCCTTTGACCTTGAACTTGAGGATTTTATCTTCAACAAACAGCATAATTCTATTCTCTGTCTGCCAGTGTAGCAACTCCTTGAGGATGGGATCTTTGAACGCACCGTTATAAATAGAGTGCTCCCATTGGAGTGCTTCTACCCCCACGTGTTGGTCAAATCTGCTCGCATCAACACCTATTGCAACTGGTCTCTTAAATTTGGACCATTTATTGGCTATTATCTTCCCAACTCTAAAACTGTCATATCCACTAAGAACAGTTGGGGATTCAAAGGTTGAGTCGATTGCATGCATGAATTTCTTCTCATTAAACTTCAACCGACGTCCCAATTCAACATTATATCTTTTGTTGCGGGGACATATCAACCTGGGTGCTATCTTCTTACTCATAAGATGTTTTTCCATCTTAAGAAAGGCTGTAACGTTAGCATCACTCCTTTCGACCGCCTTCTTTTTAAGGCTTTGGACTGCAGCATTGTACAGACTTCTCTTTCCAGAGTGGTACGTTGCGGCTAGTTCCTCAGGAGTGTGGGTCCTTGGACAACCAACTTTGTTGACAATTGAGTCGCGAAAGTAATTAAGATTGGTAAATATTCCTGGTTTGTTCTTGTAAGGTAGCACTACCTCATTTCCTTTCCCAACGGTGAACACTCTACGTTCAACCGCCACCAATGCATTGTGCAAACTGGGATTAGGGCATTGGTAATCTAGACCTAAAGTAAACTGCGAAAGAAAGCTAATAACACTACGACTCTTCCTAGGTGTAGCTCCACTACGTACCACGATCTCTGGTAACCCCAAAATAGAAAACGGGGATTCAAAACCAGAGTCGGAGCAGAGCCCCTCTAAAAAACCTCAGCGTTTAGAACGCCCAAATCCTGCCTAAGTTGCCTGGCTGCAGGAGAATGGACAATCTTCGCCCTTTCAATGTCATTTTTGAGGGGTATGGGCACCATTGTCATAGCATAATCAACCAGCATTGCAGTACTGGTCATATCAAGCTCTAAGTCTTCGCAAAACTTAAGAGCATATCGGTTGATGGTAGCATGACTAACATCAGAGCCGTCAATTAGGCGCATGTTGTTGTTACGAATATGCTGCCTAATGTATGAACGAGCATCACCATAATGCTCGGGCCTGACCCTTCTCATCATTTTCATTTTGGGTTCAGGCTCTAGTGGCTCCCCGTCTTTGTCTTTCTTGGGGGGGAGCTTCTCGCCAGTATCCACCTGGACAACATCACATATTGAGATAAAGTCAGGAATGACATTTACCTCGTTTACCATTTGACGGACAGAGTTTGATCTCTTAGCCGCCTTGGCCTTCTTTGAAGCAGCCCTCTTAATATAGTTCATGCGAGAGGGCAGTGTGTTGAACCACTTTCCGAATGGTGCCTCACCGATATGCTCTTCATAAGCATGTTTTATCATTTGCTCGGTGGCGGAAAGTACCTCTTTCTTCTGAACGAGGTTGATGAACTTTTCAATCCTATTGGGATTGTCAAGCGAGTAATCACCAGACCCTTTAATCAAGGAGGGTTCTGGGTCCATCAGGGACAGGTTTTCAGCTTCCCTAGCGGCTTCTTGGAAGTCATCAGACGACCGGAAGCTACCTATGGGAGCACATGGTTGTGGCCATGCCCGCAATGGGGCGCCATCCTTTAACAGGCGCTCAAATTCGTGCTTGGCGATTAGCACGTCGTGTTCAGCACTTGAGAACTGCTTTTGCAGTTCCCATTCAAACTCCTCGACGCCATACATGGCGTCGTAGCACATGTCGACAAAAGCGTCATGTGCAGCAAACACACCCTGGAGCTCCCAGAGCCAGCGTTTGAGGGCATAATACACGTGCCTCGCCCTATTGTAACAAAAATGTATAAAATCTTTGACCACCTTAGCGGTGGCCGACACTAAACTATCAAAATTAAACATTAATATTAACTAGTATTTAAACAACCAAACACTAGAGATACCTCAAACACGATACGAAGGTGCCGGGAGGTGGATCTTGTATTAACTCTTGATGAATTAACTCTTGCTTGCAAGATCACTTCTGTAAAGGTGTCAACTTTACT